AGAAAACACCATCGAGACGCCCGCGGTCGAGGCCGCCGTCGTCCCCACCACCCCCATCTACGCCGCGGCCCGCCGCGAGTTCGTGATGCCGTCCGCCGCCGAGTACATCTCGAAGTTCCTTGTCGGTGGGTCCGAGTGGCAGGAGTTCGCTTCCAAGCTGAACGCCGCAGCCCCGGATGTCGTCACGACCGACACCCCCGGCGTCCTGCCGAAGCCCATCGTGCAGCCCGTGTACAACTCGCTGCGTGGCATCCGCCCCGTCATCGACGCCATCGGCGTGAAGGCCATGCCGCAGTCCGGCAAGGTGTTCATCCGTCCCGAGGTCACCACGCACACCACGATCGGTGCAAGCAACGGCGAAAACGTCGCACTCGACGCGGGCACGTTCGTCGTGTCCGAGAACCAGGTGACGAAGGGCGTCTACGGCGGCTACGTCAAGGTGTCCGAGGAGACAATCGACTGGTCGCAGCCCGAAATCGTGTCGCTCATCCTCGACGACATGGCCCGCGCCTACGCCCAGGCCACCGACGATGTCGCAGCCGACAACCTGGTCACGGGTGCCTCAACGACCACGAACTTCACCGTGGCAAGCATCACCGACCCCGCAGAGTGGGCCCGCTGGATGTACACCGCCGCCGAGTCCATCCTCACGGCAACCAAGTACCTCCCGTCGCACCTGTTCCTCTCCGCCAACATGTGGCGCGCCCTCGGCCTCCTGGTCGACTCGTCCGACCGTCCGCTGTTCCCGCAGGTCGGCCCGATGAACGCCTTCGGCGCCATGAACCCGGCAGGCACCCAGGCATCGGCCTTCGGTCTCACCGTCGTCGTCGACGCCAATTTCGCCAACGACACCGTCATCGTCGGTGTGCCGGACGGCTACGAAATCTTCGAGCAGCAGAAGGGCGCCATCAGCGCCGAGGCCAACGACGGCTCCCTGTCCCGCACGATTGCGTTCAGGGGCTACCTCGCCACGCTGATGATCGAGTCGGCGAAGTTCCGCAAGGCCGCGTTCGTCTGAGTCACACGGCACCGAGGGTCTGAACGGTCATGGCTGTCTACACGGTCACACACGGCATCCATCTGGACGGCGTCAGCGCCGTTCAGACCCTCACGTCCGTCGACAACGTCCGCCTCGGTGATTCGGTCACCGTTGCGGGTGCGGGCGCCAAGTTCAACGCCACCGCCGCCATCATCTCGGTCGAACCGTACGCCTACACAGGCAAAGACGACGATGGCTACCTCCAGTTTGATTACGACGACCCACGGCCCAACCAAGTGCTGTACGAGGTCGCCGGGCAAACGGACGACGACGGCTATTACGAACTGGACGGCACCCTCACCTACACGGCAACCGTCACCTGGGTGGTTGACGCGGACGTCACCGCATGGCTGGGCATCAGCTCCGCTACCGCGAACGACACCGCGTTCATCACGACGTGCACAGCGGCAGCGAACGCATGGTGTTACCGAAAGCGGAAGGAGGCGGGCTACACGGACGCCACAAACACGTCCCCGTCCGCTGACGTCAAGCTCGGCACCATCATGTACGCCGCCACCCTGTACCGGGAACGCGGATCCGTTGACTCGTTCGCCTCATTTGACGGCATGGGTTCCCTGCCCATCCCGGCAACGCTCGGGCGAATCATGCAGCTGTTGGGGTGCGGACGCGCACAGGTGGCGTAAATGGCGGCAACAGGCATCCTCGCCGAAGCCATCGCAGCCGTTTCCGCTGACCTGACCGGGCTGGGTTACAAGGTCGTCACAGACCCCCGAAACGCCCGCCCGCTGACCGTATTCCTCGAACTGCCCACAATGGATGCGTTCACCTACAACGTCGGCGACATTCGTGTACGGGCCCGCATCCTGGCACCGCCACCCGGCAACCAAGACGCAACCGACTGGCTCATCACCCAGGTTGACACCATCATGGCGTCAGACATTGCCGTGACCAACGGCAGCCCCGGCTACGCCTCCTACGGCGGGCAGGAAATTCCCACCTACGACCTCACAATTGCCGTCGCAGTACGGCGCAACTAACCAAAGGAAAACCAATGGCAACCACCACATTTCTCGGCGGTCCCGCAGTCCTCACCATCGGGGGCACGGACTTCGCAGATCAGTGCACCGAATTCTCGTGCGAACTGGGCTTCGACCCGCTCGAAATCACGGCATTCGGCGACACAGGCCACAAGATGGACAAGGGTCTCCAGTCCGTGTCCGGAAGCGCAACCCTGTTTGCGTCGTACGGCGCAACCGAGGTTGAGGGCATCCTTGCCGACATCGTCGGGGACGGCACCACCACCATCGTGTTCAAGAAGGCCTCCGGCGCCGTCGCAGCCGACAATCCGGAAATCACTATCAGTAACACGATGCTCTCGGTCGTCCCGTACGCATACACTGTGGGCGAGATGCAGACCTTCCAGATCAGCTGGGAGGGCGGCACCTGGGTGCGGGACGTCACCCCGTAACCAGCCAACCGAAAGGGGTACCCCATGATCATCAGAGTCACACCCATCGACGGTGACGCCTACGAGGTCAGCACCAACCTGTTTGTGCTGGTCGCGTGGGAACGCAAATACAAGCGGAAAGCATCCGACCTCGCCACCGGAGGCGTCGGCATTGAAGACCTGGCGTTCATGGCATACGAAGCCTGCAAAGTGCACGGTGTCACCATCCCGCCAATCTTCGATGACTACATCCGCAAAATGCAGCACATCGAGGTCGTGGGGCAGGAACCCGAAAACCCTACGGACGAGGCTCCTACCGTTTCGCGCTAGCTGTCATGCTGGTCGCGACAGGGTATTGGCCTCCACACATACCGTTCGACGAGGCAGACCTCGCCACGGTGCTCAAAATCCTCAAGGACCAAAACAAGAAATGACAGCATCCGCCAACATAGAGATCGCCGGGATCAAGGATGCTATTCGGTCCCTCAACAAGCTGGAACCCGGCCTGCGTAAGCAGTTCCAGCAGGATGCAACAAGGATTGCCCAGCCCGCCATCGAGGAAGCACAACGCGGCTACGTCGGGTTGCCCCTGTCCGGTATGGCCCGCACCTGGACACAGGACGGCAAAAAAATCTTTCCGTACGACCCCGCCAAAGCCGCCAAAGGTGTCAAGCTCAAACTGGACGCGGCCCGCAACGCTGTCGCCGTCATCCTGATTCAGCAAACCGATCGTGCCGCCGCCGTGTTTGAGTCAGCAGGCCGTAAAAACCCGAACCCGCTTGGCACCAATCTGGGGTCATTGCAGCCCGGACGAACCCGCATTATCGGCCCTGCCGTGTACCGCAAGCGGGGCGCCATACAACGCGAAATGAACGATGCCGCCATGCAAGCCGTGCAACGTGTCAACAGGGAGCTCAACTAATGGCTATCCAAATCCCCATTGTTTCTGAGTTTGACGGCAAAGGCATTTCTAAAGCTGTACAAGAATTCAAGCAGCTCGAAGGGGCAGGCAAAAAAGCCCAGTTTGCTATCAAGAAGGCAGCGGTCCCCGCAGCTGCCGCGCTGGGTGGTCTTGCCGTTGTTCTAGGGGACGCCACCAAAGGCGCCATCGAGGACGCGGCAGCTCAAAAAGAACTGGCCCGCCAGCTCGGTATTTCCGCCGGGGCTACGGACGACCAGGTCGCCGCTGTGGAGGACTGGATCGGGGCGCAAGGTCGTCTGCTCGGTGTCGCCGACGACGAGCTGCGCCCGGCGTTAGCCAACCTTTCCCGCGTCACCTACGACATCGAAGAAGCCCAGAAAGCTGCAACAATGGCAATGGACATTGCGGCAGCCACCGGAAAGCCCTTGGAGACTGTCACCAACGCCCTTGCCAAGGCTTACGGCGGCAACACTGCCGCACTTGCCAAGCTTGACCCCAGCCTCCGGGACATGATCAAGGGCGGCGCCAGCCTCGATGACGTGTTCGCAGCGCTTGGGGGCACGTTTGGTGGGGCAGCCCAGGAAGCAGCCAACACCGCCGAGGGCGGCTTCAAGCGCTTGTCTGTGTCCCTGAACGAGACCAAGGAAAGCATCGGCGCGGCTTTGCTGCCAATCGTGGAAAAGGCGTTGCCTATTCTGCAAAAGTTCGCGGATTGGGCCCAAAAGAACCCGAACCTGTTTCTGGGCATTGCTGCCGCCATCGGCGCTGTCGCCATTGCCATCACTGCTGTGAACTTTGCTATGGCCCTCAACCCGTTCACCGCCATCGCCGCCGGAATCGCCCTGCTTGTGGTGGGCGTAGTCGCGGCCTACAAAAAGTTTGAGACGTTCCGCAACATCATCAAATCGGTTGTAAACGGTGTCGCCTCTTATTTTGAGTTTGTGGCAAATGCCTGGATCAAGGCCACCAACATCATCATCAAAGGTCTCAACTACATCAAGCCTGGCAAGGACATCCCGTCGTTAGATCCAATTTCATTTGGTCGTATGGGCAGCGACGAGGAAACCCGCGGCGGTGGCGGGGGTCTAAACATCCCCAAAATGGCTGACGGCGGCATTGTGACTAGCCCCACCCTGGCGCTGATCGGTGAGGCAGGCCCGGAAGCTGTGGTGCCGCTGTCCAAGATGGGCGCTATGGGCGGTGTCACAATCAACGTCCACGGCGGAGATCCAAACGCCGTCGTGGATGCGTTGCGCCGTTACATGAGGCAAAACGGGTCGGTACCGATTCGGGTAGCGGGTATCGGCTAATGCTGTGGGAATTTCAGGCTGCATATAGCGCCGACGACGGTGCCACGTTTACTGTCATTGACAACCTGCAAAACGTAACTGTCACGGCAGGCCGTCAAGCCCAAATTGACAATTTTACGGCTTCTCGGCTGTCATTGACGTTCCGCTACCCAGACGGGTTTGCATCACCGCTCACAGATTTGTTGCCCGGTGCTCACATTCACGTCACCGCACAAACAACAACTGGCGGGTTTCCGTTTGACGCGTATTACGGGTATATCACCGATGTAGCAGTGGAATACGGCATGCCATATGCGGGAAGTGTCGGCACTGCCGATTATCTCACCATCACAGCTGAAGGCGCTTTAGCGAAATTGGCCCGCACATCTGGCAACGGTTACGCCATGCCCGCTGCCTATGTTGCGGACTCATCTGTGGCTACCAACGGGCAGTTAGGTAAAGCTCAAGCGGAATCCAATGCTGGCGTGGGCACTCCAGTTATGAACTACTACACGCAACGGCAGGCCAGTGCCGCAACCGTGTCTGGGTCATGGGCTGACTGGCTGAACCAGTTGGCGTTTACGTTCGGGGGCCGCATTTCAGACGGTAGGGAAACCGCGTTGCTAAGTTTTCAACCAATAGCGGATTATTCGACCAACAGCGCGTTTTATTTGAGCGACACCGGAACTGGCATCCCGTACGACCAAATAACGGTTGACAGCCTTGCCCAGAACTATTTCACCCAGGTCACGGTTGACCCGGACGCGTATGCCGCGCAAACCGTTGCCACTGGATCGGCCCCATACCGCAATTACACGGTGAATACTTGGTCGCCGAGCACTGGCGCGGCAACCGATTTAGCAAACTGGTATCTGAACAACTATGACGATCCGGCCTTGTCGGTTTCAGCGTTGCATATCAACATGAATGACCCGGACGCTGCCGGGGTCAGGTCGTTTTTTGTGTCGGCATACTCATCAGCAACATTGGGTGCGTTTCCTATCGGGGTGCAAATCAAGGTGCTGTTTCGTGGGCAAACCTATGTGTGCATTATTGAGGGTGGCTCATTGTCAGCAACCCCGGACAAAGTCGGTTTGACCTTGTATGTGTCGGGTGCAGATCTAAACGCGTATTTGGTGCTGAACAATGGCACTCTGGGCAAGCTCAACGAGAACAAGTTAGGATTCTGAGTATGGCTACACCGACCAATCTTCCCGCATCATTTTCGGTTGGGCAGGTGTTGACCGCCGCCGACATGAACAATTTGCGCGGCGCATTTCGCATCTTGCAAGTGGTTTCAGCAACTTATGCCACGCAGCAAAGTTCTACATCAGCAACGTTTGCCGATACTGGCCTGACGGCAAACATCACCTGTCAATCGACAAGCAGCAAAGTGCTGGTGTTATACGCTCAGAACGTTTACACGACGGCGTTGAATACTGGTGTGGCTTTGCGAATTGTTCGTGGGTCGACGACTCTCATTACGGATGAGGATTACGGTTATTCGGCTGGTGGAGCAACTACCGAAAATTGTTTCAATGTTTATTTAGATTCCCCTAATAGCACGTCGTCGTTGACTTACAAAACGCAATTTGCCCGAAATCAAGGCACGGGTACGGTGTATGTAAACACACTCGGAACCAACAACACTGCGCGGCTTCTTTTGTTTGAGATTTCGGCATGACCCCCGAAAAAATCGCCGCACTCCCCAAACCGATTGAAAGCCCAGAATGATCACCTCCGCGCAATACGCCGTCACCGACACCCGCACCAAAATCGCGTCATCAGCTGTCGGGCACCGCACCGTCCACGTCGCCCCCGTCGGCAACACATCCGTGTACCTCGGCAACGCCACCGTGACCTCAACAACGGGCTACATCCTGACCAAATCCGCCGGAGAGCACGACATCATCCTCAGCCCCGGCGACGAGCTGTACGTCATATGCGCGTCCGGGCAAACCGAAACCGTCACCGTCCTGCTTAGCGAGAACTAAGCCATGACCCTGCAAAACCCCAGCAAAGCCCTTATTGCCCTGGTCGCCCTGATCTGCATCACCGTTCTGATTGCGGTA